TTAACTAATGTCACTAAGTTATTGATTTAATTAAATAAGTTCAAATTCTGTCACAGGTTGCACAACTATTTCTTATTTTTTTATTTTTTTAAAAAGAAAAAGAATAATGTATGGGTCACCCTAAACTGGAAAATACCCGTGCAACCTGTGCAACCCGTGACAAAAATTTGCTTATTTTTGGAACTGGGCAGGATTTTTATGGTTCTTTGTATAGTTAGATGTATGACGACTTATGTGTATCAAATTCAGGGTGCGTTGGAAAACGCCAAGCACGATGTATTGGGATTCAGAGTATTCCTATGCACGGCTACCTTTTTTGATAGCTTGGATATTCCTGCTGAGGTATTTGACAAGGAATTACTTGCCTACATGAAATTTCGTCTGGCTATTACGGAGCGCGTGGATATGCGCAGATTACCCAACGCTATTCAAAACAAACTCCGACCCCCAATGAACAAATGGCTAGACCGATGGGTTTTGGAGAATCTCCCACATGGCAATTAGTGCCAACACACCAGTTTTAACCACCAACCTCTGGCTGCAAGCAAAAGACCTTAGACCGGGCGACTATGTCTACGGCCTAGATGGGCTGCCTAAAAAAATTTATTCGGTGCAGGATATTTCCCCCGCGCAGACCTACAAGGTAACACTAGACGATGGAATTGTCATCCGCGGTGACAAAAACCTCATGCTGCCCTTGGAGGACATGAAGTATCGAATTAACTTGTGCGAGTTCAATAACCGCAAAAACCGCACGGTAAACACCAAGCGCCGCGCCCAGTTGCGCAGAAAAACCATCGTGGAGTTATTGGAAGCTGGTTTGGTTACCAAGCGAAATGATAGGAAGTTCTCGATACCAACGGCCGAACCAATCCAACATCCTATCAAGCCGTTACCAGTACCGCCGTTTGTGGCGGGACTATGGTTTGGTAAAATGCGCAGGCAGAACACCCTTTGGTTGGAAAGAAAGCAGCTTAAGGACTTTGAGCGAGAAATGCGACTAAACCGCTTCTCAATCCATAAAAGCAAAATCGATGGCACCACAATCCGGTTAGAAGTACGGCCACACATTAGCCTGTCTTTTTTGGCGGATCCAAGGCATGTTAGCATCCCGACCAAAGTTCCAGAAGAGTATCTGTTTGCAGCGCCTGAGCAGCGAATTGAATTTCTCAGGGGATTCTTTTCATACCGAAATAATTGCTACGATGCTGTAAGTGACCGATTTGATTTTAAAACCAAAGACATCCACTTCTTAAAACGCATGCAGGCTTTAGTGGAGTCAATTGGAATTAAAACCCGCACCAAGTTTAATAAAAACTCTAAGGTACATTTTTTGTACTTTAGAACCGATTTAAAGTTACACCCAAACCAAAAACCTAAACCCAGAACGATTCAGTATAAACGTAGGTTTATCGTAGATATCGAAGAAGTTGAAGCGGTGCCCTGTGTTTACATTGAAGCAGAGGCGCCTTTCCTGATTGGAACCGAAGGATTCATCGGAATATGTTAAAACCCGAACATGAAAAAATTCTAGCGAATTTTGCAAAACAAAACAAGCACTGGCCCAAGCCACAGCTTGACGCCGCGATATGGCAGTTCAAGTGGGCGCTCCAAGCCTTGCCACATCAAAAAGAACCAGAAGATGGAGAATACGACACGTTCCTTATGCTTGCAGGCCGGGGGTCTGGTAAGACGCACACTGCTAGTCATTGGGTTGGCACTCGGGCTTGGGAGTTCAGCAACACCCGTTGGCTTGTCACAGCGCCAACTTCAAACGACATACGAGCAACTTGTTTCGAAGGAGATTCAGGACTCCTTAACATCATCCCCCAGTCCCTCATCAAGGATTACAACAAATCCCTTTTCGAAATCACTCTCATCAACGGATCTATCATTCAGGGCATTCCCGCTTCCGAGCCTGAACGGTATCGTGGTAAACAGTTCCACGGAGCATGGTTTGATGAGCTTTGCGCCTTCGAGTACATTGATGACGCCTACGATGGTGTGCAGTTTACCCTGCGTCTTAAAGATCCCCGCATCAAACGAGTCCAGCAAATCATCACAACCACCCCAAAGCCTAGGGAACTGATTGTTGACTTAAACGAAGGTAAGATTGGCGGCGATGTGTATGTGTCAAACGCAAGCTCATACGACAACCGAGAGAACTTATCTGCCACCTTCTTCAAACAGCTTGAGACATACGAAGGAACCGACCTTGGTAAGCAGGAGATTTATGGTGAAATCTTGGACCCAGAAGACACTGGTATTGTCAAGCGTAAGTGGTTCCGCATGTGGCCAGCTAACAAACCAACACCTGAGCTCGAGTATGTGATTGCATCATATGACCCTGCTACCAGTGAAAAGACACACAACGACCCCACGGCGTGCACAGTGTGGGGTATCTTTGAGAACATGGACGTGGGAACCTGCGTGATCTTACTGGACGCTTGGGACAACCACCTGTCTTACCCCGAGCTGCGTAAAAAGGTTGTCAGTGACTTCAAGGAGGTCGTGTATGGCGCAGACAACACCTTCGCTAAGGGACGAAAGGCGGACATGATCCTCATGGAAGATAAGTCAGCTGGTATCTCGCTGATCCAAGAACTCCAAGGCTCTGGGGTGCCAGTGCGGGCTTACAACCCCGGACGCGCAGATAAGGTACAGAGGATGAACATCGTGGCACCACTGATTGCTAAGGGAAAAGCCTACATACCAGAGGACTCGGTTAAAAAGGGCGAGTATGCAGATTGGACTAAGCGTTTCATGCGCCAAGTGTGTTCGTTCCCAGAATCAGGTGGCCATGATGACTATGTGGACTCTTTGTCACAAGCGCTGCGGGTTCTTAGAGATTCTGGCTGGCTGCAGCTAGACCCCCTACCAGCCCGGGATTACGATTATGCTGAGGATGGGCGTAAAAGATATAACCCCTACGCAGCTTAGGGCGGATTTGTCTTGTTTCTTGTATAGATAGATATAGCCACCTTATTTAACTCGCAGGAGACACTGCAGTGCCCAATTTAGAAAAAATGACAGCCGGTGCTCGTATGTTGTACGAGCAAGCGGTTAAGAAGTTCCCTGCGATGATGGGGAGAGCCCCAACCGCAGAAGACTTGGCAAAGATTGAGTTCCACGCCCAAGAATTTTCCAAACCATTAACCGAAATGAGTCCAGCGCACGCGCAAGAATTGCAGCGTCGCTTACAAGCCACGACCCCAGCCCAAAACATGATGGTTGATGCGTCTGGCCGTGCATACCAACCTGTTCACAGCATTGACCAATCTAAAGGATTGCTTAGCCCTGAAAAAGCAGCTGGTTACGATGTAGACCAATTTGGAAATACCGCAGCCAACTTTAGGGCTCGTGAAGGACTCTATGCACCCGATGTGCAAGCGTTCGAATCACGTGACCCTTTCTTAACACAGGCCATGACTGGCCGTCCGCCATCTAGAACTTACCAAAAACCAATCACCACCAACATTGATGATTTGATGACTAACCGTGCTGCTTTAGAGGCACAAGGTCAGTATGGTGATGTGGCTCATGTAGAACCCGGCGGCTATCCAACCCAGTCTACTACACCATCAGCAGACTACTTTGCTCAGATGGCATCAGGTATTGAAGCGGCAAAATTACCGGCAAACATTCGCTCAACATTGCGTGAAGCTCTTGGCCATCAACCATCTGAGGATGAAGTCAATGCGGCAATTGCCAACCTAAACGTAGCAGGCCACGACTACACTGGCAAAGGTGCAGCTATCTTTGGCGAGCGCCCACCTACCAAGCGCGGAACATTAACCGCTGCTGAAAAAGCAGCCTTGGCCGAGTGGAGACAAAAAGCAATTGACTCAGGCATGTCACGCACAGCTGTAAATTCCAGCCCAAGCGATTTGGCAGCCAAGTTCCCAAGCATCGCAGCAGAACAAGAATTAGGACCAGCAGCCCCATTTAAAACTGGTGGCAACGTACACCCAGACCAGCTCAGAGCAGAAATGATTGTGCACGGTTATGAGCCAAAAAAGTATTCGGTAGGTAATTGGGTAATGGATACAGCAGCGCCAGCTGTTGGCCATGTTATTGTGCAAGGTGCTCCAAGTATTACAACGCACGGAGCGGCTTTAGCACCAAGTGTTCCAGATATTAAATCCGCCATACAAAGTGCTAACGCAGGAAAATACGGAGAGGCATTAGGAACAGCTGGGGATGTAGCCAGTGCTGTGTTACCTTGGACTCCGTTAACCATTGGAGCACAATTGATGGCGTATTCCCCTGAAGTGGGTGATGACACGCTTAAAGGATATGATCAGTATCAACAAGACAAAGCAAATAGATTTGCATTTGGGCAGTATAATCAAGCGGTAAAAAATGCAAGACCTTTACATCATGGTAGAATACCTTTGGAAATTAGTTCTCCCGGTTCTGCAAAACCAATTGATTACACAAGTGAATCTATGGCGCGACCTCCGGAACCAGAACGTTTTCCAACGGATCCCGCACACAACTCTTTACTAGCTCGTAAAACAGGCTTAAATTAATTTATGGCAACTCCAAAAATACCGTTACAACAAGGCGCTAACTTGCCGGGTTTAGATTCCAACCGCAAAGTATTGCAAGGTGAGGATCAGCAAGAAGAGCTCGATGATATTGAGCAAGACCTTGGCATGGATGACGATGATAATGTTGAAGAAGACATTATCGAGTTAGATGACGGTTCGGTTGTTGTTAACTACAAACCAACTAAAAGTCCACTTCAACGCCCTGAGTTTTATGCCAACTTGGCTGAAACAATGGACGAAGCTGTGTTGTACACACTGGCAAATCAGTACCTAGAGTACATTGATATCGACCGTGAAGCGCGTAAGGAGAGAGACAAGCAATATGAAGACGGATTACGTCGCACTGGATTGGGTAAAGATGCTCCCGGTGGAGCTACCTTCGATGGAGCAAGTAAAGTGGTCCATCCAGTTATGGCAGAGTCTTGCGTGGATTTCGCAGCAAGTGCTTCTCGAGAGCTTTTACCTTCCGATGGAATTGTTAAATCCGAGATCAAAGGTGAAGCAGACCGCCAACGCCTCAAAGTAGCGGACAGCAAAGCTGACTTCATGAACTGGCAGCTCACTGAGCAGGTGCCAGAGTACCGTGATGAGATGGAGCAGTTGCTCACTCAGCTACCATTAGGTGGTTCACAGTACCTTAAATGGCGTTTTGACACAGAACAAAAGCGTCCTATTTGTGAGTGGATTCCAATTGACAACATGTTGTTGCCATACGCAACGACTAACTTCTACACATCTCAGCGCGTTACTGAGGTGCAAGACATTACTGAAGACATTTATCAGCAGCGTATTGATCAAGGCATCTATGTTGACCTTGAAAATATGAACTACACGTCAGAAATTGATACTGACCAACAAACTCGTAGCCAAATGGCTAACGATAAAATTGAAGGTAAGAGCTTACCATCAGTCAATATTGACGGAGTTCGCCGTATTTATGAGATTACATGTTACGAGCGCTTGGATGATGACGAAGAAACCGAAGGAAAACGTGCTCCTTACATTCTAACAATCGATGAGTCCAGTGGAAAAGTCTTGGCTCTCTACCGCAACTGGGCTTATGGCGATGAAAAACTTACAAAACTGGATTGGTACGTTGAGTTTAAATTCATTCCTTGGCGTGGAGCTTACGCTATCGGATTGCCTCATCTTATTGGCGGTCTCTCCGCTGCTCTTACTGGCTCTTTGCGCGCTCTTCTTGACGCTGCTCATATCAACAACAGCCAGACAATGCTTAAACTCAAGGGTGGCAGAATTGGTGGACAGTCCGACCGAATTGAACCAACCCAAGTAATTGAGATTGAAGGCGCTCCGGGCGTTGATGATGTTCGCAAATTGGCAATGCCGTTGCCATTTAACCAACCTTCTAGCGTTTTATACAACCTTTTAGGCTGGTTAACAACTGCAGCTAAGGGCGTAGTCACAACAGCTGAAGAAAAAATCGGTGAAGTGAACTCAAATACCCCAGTTGGCACAACTCAAGCGTTAATTGAGCAGGGCGCCAAGGTATTTTCGAGCATTCACGCACGTTTACACCGCGCCCAAGCCAAATCATTGGCAATTCTTTCACGAATTGACCACTGGTACTTGGAAGAGATGGACAATGAGTCCGGTACTGAGGTGGAAGTTCGCTATTTTGCTGAAAATAACGACATTCGCCCAGTTTCAGACCCCAATATTTTCTCTGAAACACAGCGTTTAGCTCAGGCACAGGCCACTTTACAGATGGCAACGCAAGCAAATCAAATCCAGCCCGGATTATTTGACATGCGAGCTGTCTATAACCGCATTTTAAAGCAGCTTCGTGTTCCAGCGATCAACGAAGTGATGCCAAACCCAGATGGTGTCAAAGAATCGAACCCAGCACTGGAAAACGTTTCCATGACTATGGGACGTCCAGCCGCAGCTTACCCAGATCAAGACCATATTAGCCACATTAAGGTGCACATGGCCTACGCTCAGGATCCAAACTACGGCGGCAACCCACTAATTGGGCCAGCTTTTGCACCACACGCTATTGAGCACATCAAACAGCACTTAACGCTACACTATTTGCAAAACATGCGTGCTACAGTGGCCACAGCAGCTGGCGGACACGACGCATTTAAGTTAAATGAAGAGCAACCACTCGATATTGAAGCCCAACAAGCCTTGGCATTAGCCTCTCAACTGGTAGCACATGACTCTCAGATGACTTTCCAAAGTATCCAGCCCGGAATCCAGCAGTTAGTACAAAAAGTACAGCAGATGCAGCAAGCTCAGCAACAGAACGCGATGAATGCTGATCCAACAGCCCAAGTACTGCTTAAAACACAGATGGCTGAGACACAGCGCAAGAGTGAAGAGTTCCAAGCGAAGATGCAAGCTCAGATGCAAGAGGCTACTCAGTCATACCAGCTTAAAGTTGCTGAGTTACAGCAAAAAGTTCAAGAGTTGCAGGCTAAATACACAACGCAGACTAGCATCGACAACCAACGCAACGCCACAGATATTGCAATGGCTAACATCAACAACGCGGCTAAAGAGCGTGTTGCTATGATCACAGCTGGCGCCGCAATGGATGCTCAACAGATGCAGCTTGAGCATGAGCAAGACCTGTCAGCCATGGAAGCGATCAATGCGTCCAACGCAGACATCCGTCAGCATGGCTTAGCAATTGAGCAGCAAAACTTCCAAGCTCAGGCTGACATGGTTAAGCAGCAAGCCCAACAAGATGCGCAGTATCAGGCGCAGGCACAGTTGGCAGACCAACAGCATGTACAGCAACTACAACAAAACCAGCAGCAAGCAGCTTTACAAC